CCACCTAATGATCCACCAAGACCACCAAGTGCTTTTTCTTTTACATCTTCTATGATGGCTTCCCTATTAAGGTAAACATACCCACCAAGGCCAACAACGGCAACAGATACAGCAGCAGACGCAACAGCAAGTACATTGATTATTTTTTGACACATAATTTTACTCCGAGTAATTTTTATTTATACAAGTCCTAATGAACCAGCAGTTATTCCAACACCAACAAAAAAGGCGAATTCCAGTATACCATGTGCTGATACTGGAATCTCCAGAATCTTTGATTTTAAATGAGTCATTTAAGCTTGTGCTCCTCAGCTTTACTTTTCGTTACAAAGTATATAGGCTTTTGCTGATAAAATCAACCGTACAAGTCTGGAAGATATTCTAAAGAAAGAATATCATGATCTTCAGCATTTGGATTTATCCACTCTCTAAATTCTTGGCGAATCGAATCCGCTTCCATAATATCTTCATATGTTCCCAATGAGGCTAATACATCCATACGATGTATTGCCCATTTATAATTTGATTGAAGTATTTTTTCTAAAGATGTCATAATTGTATCCTTAACGTCATTATTTTAGTACATTTATAATCTACTGTCAACGTTGTAAATTTGTAGTATCAAATATCATATTAAATGAAACAGTTTTCCTAATATTATCGGACTTATGAACAGACACTCCATGTAACATATGAGAAGGAAATAATATAACTTTTCCCCTCTCAGCCTTTATAAATTTTCTTTCTCCAAGAAAACGCAAATCTCTCCACTCTTTACTAACTTCAGCAAATTGTCTATGATTAAAATAAAATTGACCGTCACCCTCTTGTTCATCAGTTAAAAAAACAACACCAGATAAATTCAAAGGAAGATGATCATGAATCTCTTGAAAAAATCCCCTAGAATAAGTATTCCTCCAAATCTCATGAAGATATAAATTGAGTCCAGATGTATCTAATTGAATATCATTAAAAAATTCATCTAATGAATATTTAAAAATATCAGCAAAATTATTTCTAAAATCTAATCTTTCAAACTTAACTAAACAACCATCATTCCAAGAACAATCTTGCTCATCCATCAAATCAGCATTTTCAATGGCATCCAACATCTCTTCCTTATTTGGTGGATTTATTTCAGAATGAAAATAATGAGGGAATGTATTGTGTATCATTTATCAAAATTACTATAATTTTTACGCATGTATCTACCTAGAATATTGCTATTGTAATATGCTGGTTCTCCATTGTCAAGAGATTCACTTAAAACATTATTTAAAAATAATTGTTTTGTTTCCTCGTAGTTCACATCTCCGAGTCTGGTATGTAAGGATAAGATCTCTCGTTTGAACGCTGAGTTTCCAAGAAGCTTTCTATCTGAATTAAGCTCTGCAGAGCTTCCATAGTATCGCTTCCAGTCACTCTCAGATGTAACCCTTCTCTTGCCACCTCTAGGCTTACGTTTTTGCCAGAAATATTTTCTTCCGATATATTGTTTACCCGACTTGATATTAGTAATACAGTAGACGTAACCGAAGAAATTGCCAATATCGTCAGAAGTGAAAGCTGTACCTTTGTAGTACCAGGGATTTTCATAGTCTCCTTCCATTTTTATTCTCCGCTATTTAGTTTATGAATTTTAACTACTTCTTTAATTAACTGTTTATGTCCCATATGTAAAGTATAGTGATAAGTATCCTCCCAGTTAGGTATAGGTATATGAGAAATATATTCATATTGTTTTGCCACCAGTTCAGTATCAAACCAATTTAAACCATATAATATAGGAATATAAGTTGCAGAAACAAACAGATTCCACTTACATTGAATATCACCAGAAAATGGAAATCTAGTTTCCCATTTAGATAACAATGACTCAAGAGATGGTGTTAATTTAAGATCATACTTAACCTCTTTCCAAAACTCAGTATCTTCTCTCTGTACAAGATAATGTGCCTGAACATAATCAAATATATTATCAAAAATATGATTCACAGATTCATTACAATCATCAATACTATATGATGGAAAGTAATGAGTAAAAGAAAACATCTGTCTAATAACACTACCTATAGAAGTTGCTTCTAATGGTTCAACAAAGCTTTGCGATAATCCTACAGCGTAACAATTTTTATGCCATGCTTTCTCCAATCTACCAGGATCAAATTTAAAAGTCTTAGCAACATTAAGTTTTTCACCATAAACACTCTCCATCTCTTGATGTGCTTGATCTTCATCAATAAATCTATCACAGAAAACATAACCATTACCAGTCTTGTCTTGAGTCGGTATTTGCCAACTCCAACCATAATTTCTGGCAGTTGCTTTAGTATAAACATTATATTCTTCCATTTCATCAGTCGTAAAAGCAATAGCAGAATTAAGAGGTAAATATTCTGAATAAGACTTCCACTTTATACCCAATTTTTTACCTACCAATAATCTAGAAAAACCACTACAATCTATAAAGAAATCAGATTCATATGTATTATTACCAATAACAGAAGATATATCACCTGTTTCTGAATCAATACTAGCATCATATATTTCATCTTCAATTATTTGAATCCCTCTAAGTTCACAAGTTGTTTGTAAATACTGGTTTAATGCTAGAGTATCAAAATGAAATTGATTAGTAGGAGAATCATTTAAATTTCTAAAAGAAACTAAAGGGAATTGATGTACCCAAGAACCACAATAATTAATCTCATAATTAGGTCTATTATTAGCAACTACACTCTGCATATAAGGAAAATGTGATCCAATTTCAGCTTGTGTACTATTAAAATTCACATTATTTAAAAAGGGAGCATCTGACCAACCATCAAAATAAACACCATTTTTAAAAGTTGCTTTTGCTTTTAATATCATATCAAGTTTAGGGATTCCACAATACTCACAAAAATCCCCAAAATGTTCAGTTGAACTTTCTCCAACTCCTATCGTACCTATATTACTAGATCTAATTACTCTTAATTTTATTTTTGGAAAAGATGCTTGAAATATTAATGCTGATATAAGTCCAGCATTTCCACCACCAACAACAATCACATCACGAACATCTTTCATATAAAACCATTATTATAGTTCTTATATTTATCAATAGATAAATATCTAAGATAATCACTATTAAATCATGTCAGTCATATATGTAAGTAATATTACTATTGATTCTGGGGAAGATTTTACTCAGGATTTTACACTACATGAAAGTGGTGAAAAGACTATTAATTTAAGTGGGTATAAAGCAAGAGCACAAATAAGAAAACACCCTGATAGTAAAACAGCTATTAGTTTTTCTGTAGGTTTTCCTGATAGAGAAAATGGAAAAATAAATTTATCAATACCCAGATGGACTACTTCCCTATTAAAATCTGGAAGATATGTTTATGACGTTATGGTCATCAAAGGAGATAATAAAAAAGAAGTAGTTTTAGAAGGAAGTGCTCTTGTAAGAACTGGCGTATCTAAAGATGCTTCATTTACAGATCCAGGTAGTGACGATAGAACTTGTATAGCTGTTCTCGATTATAGTTATCAATCATATCCTACGCTAGATACTAAATGGAATACATTTAGATCAACGTATCCAAATAGAAGATTTTATCTTCTACAACCAACATCAGTAGGATTTGGAAACACAGTAACTAATGACAATTATGATCAATTAGCATGTCCTGATAATTTTCTTGAAGAAACAACTGTAAACATATCTCCATTAGTTTAAAATGATTGCAACGGTAACACAAAACTCAACAGAATTAAATGAAGGTGGTACAATATCTTTTTCAATTTCTACTTCTGGAGTAGCAGATTATACAAATTTATATTTTACAACAGAAGATGAAATAGATGGTACTGTTAGAGAAGAAGATTTTACAGACAATTCTCTATCTGGTCAATTCCAAATTTATAATAATATAGGATCTATTAATAGAACAGTTTCTAGAGATAGAATAACGGAAGGTACAGAAAGATTTCTAATTAAAATTAGAGAAACATCTACTACAGGAACAGTAGTAGGAATCTCAACCTTAATTAGAATTAATGATACCTCAAGAGCACCTAGTATTAGAGCTAGTGGTAAAACATATGGTCCTATTCAAGTTAATATAGACAATGGAATTATTGCCGATAAATCTGATTGGTATACTATATGCGATATAGATAGTCTTCCAGAAGGTTCTAAAGTAGCATTACTGATGCCCAATACCACTACAACTCAAGCATCATATGATGATTTTATAGTTAAATTAACAGCAAGAAATATTACAGTTATTACTGTAACCGATTTCAGTACTGATTGGATTCAACCATTCTTAGGAGTATTAAATTAAATGTCACAAGTATTTCTAACAAATTTAACTTTATATACTGGATCAGATTTTGCTCAAACCTTTGTCCTTGAAGATACTTCTACTAATTCTATAATGGATTTAACAGGATACACTGCAAAATCACAATTAAGAAGATATGAATCCTCAGTGAAGGCAGCAGAATTTACAATCACATTTGCTAATGATCCAAGAACAGGGAGACTTAGTATAGAAATGCCATCAACAATAACTTCTACACTAAATCCAGGAAAATATTATTATGATCTAGTATTAAAAAATCCCTCAAATATTGTTTCAAGAGCACTAGAGGGACATATTTTAGTTAAAAAAGCAGTTACACGACTTTAACGTGAGACGCTAATTTATAAAGTAATTTACCATCTCTACCTTTCATACCAGACTTATAGTTCTGGTATGCTTTAGTATTGGCAGAAATATCAGCATTAGTTATAATATATTGCTCAAATTCTTTAACCATTAAATTCCTTTACTATTTCACCAATGGTCTTTTGATCCATCTCTACCATAACATATAGTGCTTCATCTATAGAATCCACTTGATTGGTTTCCACAAGATGATTTAATACTATATCAAATGCATCATAAGACTCATTAGAAAGTAATTCACCTTTAGGATTGTATGACTCTAAATCTTGCCATTGGGTAATTTTTCCTTTAAATGTACCCTTTTTATCACCAACTTTTTTATTATTAATAAAGGCATCAAACCTATTAGTATAAACCTTTTCCTTTGGTTTATCTTTTTTAACCTTAAAAGCACCTCTATTATTATCTTTTTGCCATTGACGATGCTTTAATTGCTGAGCCCATCTTTCATCATCACTAAAAGCACCAGAACTTGCTGCTGGACTATTTCGAGTCTTCTTTATCCAATCATCTTTACCAGGCAATCCTTGTGATTGACCTAGGTAAGAATCTTTCTTAGTGTTGGTGTCTGCCTTAGT